ATGAATAAAATTTTGTTCAAAAATTTTCATTTGGAAATTCCAGATAGCCGTTTTTTGGTAATTAGTGGCGAAAGTGGATGCGGAAAAAGTACTTTACTTAATATGATTGGAGGTATTGAAACTCCTGGATGCGGAAAAAGTACTTTACTTAATATGATTGGAGGTATTGAAACTCCTGACAAAGGTTCTATTATTGTGAATGGTTTTGATGTGGCAAAAAAAGGAAAAAAGCAGAAATATTTCAAAGAAGTTGTTGGATTTTTATTTCAAAATTTTGCCCTTTTGGAAAACAAAACAGTAAAAGAAAATCTAGAAATAATAAAAAAAATCAGGTAGAACGGATATTTCAATAAATGAAGCTCTTGAAAAAGTTGGTTTACAGAAAGTAATTAACAAAAAAGTCTATCAATTATCTGGTGGCGAACAGCAGAGAGTTGCGTTAGCTCGTTTAATGCTAAAGAAATGTTCGATTGTATTAGCAGACGAACCAACTGGTTCCTTAGACAAAAAAAATAGTGAGATTGTTATGAATATATTGCATGAGTTAAGTGAACAGGGAAAAACAGTTATTGTTGTAACTCATAGTGAAGAAATTGTAGCACAAGAAAAGCATGTTCTATATTTATAATTACCCATAATAGAAGAATATGTTCTTTCGGGAGACACCTCCTCTAAGAACATATTCTTTTGGTTAAAATTGATTATAAAGATACTTTTATTTCAGTATATTCGCTATATTGATGGGATATATATTTGCATATTATTTATATGGATAAGGATTATAACTCTAGTGAGTCTTCTGCATCTACCCACATCTGTAAATTACCCTCAAGATATAATCTTGCATATTCCAAAGGCTCATCCACAGCCAATGAAGTAAGCGCACATTCTGATCCGTATGTGGTTTTTAGATTTTTTTCAGCTTTCCAGCAATCAATGCGAAGCATATATCCGGCACTTGTGTAAACATCAATACTATCGTGATTTATGTTGTATTCTGCATAAATTGTTCTCATCGTATCTTATCTCCATTTTCTTTTAATAATCAGTTATAGAGTTAAATATCGAAAACATTTCAATCAGTTCACCATGTCGTTATTGTTATACTGTGTTATGAAATTTTCTTTCCCTTATTTTTTCCCATATTAAGGTTCATGAAAACCAATGTGAGAATATAACACAAGGGAAAGAGTAAGGGAAAGCTCACTTGCTACAAACTTAGTATTTTCAAGGGTTTGCGAAGAATTTGATAATTAAATATAACAGTTATTAAATTTCCTAAAATATGTGAAATATCAACTGGAATTTGATACTTTATCAGCAATACCATCCCCCCATGCTGCCCCCGCATTGAAAGCATCTGATGCCCAACCGTCCTGAAACGCATCAAAGGTTGTGAAACCTTCATTGAACGCATCTGAAATACTGGTGTAGTCCTCTTTGTTTCCGGCTGCTTCACTTGCCTTGGCTGCATAGTCATCTGCTGCTGAACTGATGCCTGAATAATCAAAACTTACAAACGGCAACTTGTTCAAGGCTGCTGCTATATTTTCAATTACTGAACAGGCGGTTGATAACAGATTGTAAAACCATGACTGTACGTTGCAGATAGCATTGTGAAATGCCGTCATCATATTGGATGCAAGTGCTGCAATGGCGTTACCAATACCCAAAGCAATGTTTGCCACGGTAAGACCCAAGTTCTTGAAGAACTGAATCACCACGTTCACACCACCAGTAATCACACCGAACCCTGAATTTGCAATACCTGTCATCTTGGCTATTGCATTACATACGGCAAAAATTATTGCAATAAGTGCGATCAGCAACATAATAATCCAAACAACAGGACACGCATATAAAGCACCGTTGTACCCCATCTGTGCAGCGGTTGCTGCCATTGTCTGCCCGGTAACTGCTGCCATAACAGCAATCTTTGCCGACATTGCCAATGAATGAATCATGCTTGCTGCTGCGGATGCTATCTCAATAGCTTTTACAATACCAAGGTAGGCTGCATATACCGCCAACGCACCAATAACACCATAAATGATAGGACTAATCACTGACCAGTTATCAGCAATAAAACCGCCAACTGTTCCAATCAGGTCAAAAATGTTCAATACGATATTTGCAAGTACTGCCATTGCTTCAATCGCACCATTTACAAAAGTCTGAACCGCCTGACTGTTCGCCAAATCGTTGATTCTTTGCAATACTGGACGGAACGCAACCAAAGCACTGTTTTTCATGCTCTGCCAAACATCTGCCCACGTCATAGGTAATGTTTCAAAGGCTGCGTTTGTCTGATCTGCTGCACCAAGCATTGCTGCAATAATTATATCAGATGTAACTTGTCCCTCTGCTGCAAGGTCTTTAAGTTCTCCTTGGGTAATTCCCATATACTCAGCAATCGTTTTTGTTACCGCTGAACCGTTTTCCATAACAGAAGTAAGTTCATCACCATTCAGGCAACCTTTGGCTAACGATTGCGTCAACTGTAACATTGCTGCACTTGCTTCCTGTGTAGATGCTCCTGAAAGTTTCATCTGCTTGTTCAACTGTTCAGCAAAAACAACAATCTGTTCTGAACTGCTGAAAGCATCGCCCGCAAGATTTCCGATTTTGGCAACATTTGCAGCCATATCAGAAAATGCCCCCCTTGAATTTTGTGCAGCAGCATAAACCATGTTAGTCAATTCTTCCGTTGATTGCAGTTTATCATTCATCAGGTTTAATCTTGCTGTTGTGCTTGCAAGTTCGTCTGAAATGTTCAGTGCTTTCCCAACTGACTGAATACTGACATAGGCTGCAACTGCCCGTTTGATGGTGTTGGTCAGTTCATTTGCCTGTTGTGTACCGCTTGCAATTTCTTGATTGAAACGCCCCTGTTCATCCACATTGTCACGGATGTACCTTTCTGTGTTGCCAACCGTCTGTGACAAACGCAAATAGGCATCATTGGCAGCAGAAACATCCATGTTCTGCATTGCCTGATTCAGTGAATTTTGTTCCTGAATAGCCTGATTCAACTGCATACGCAACTGTTCCAGTTCTGCATTTGCATTGTCTGCCCCAACATTTACCGGGTTGTTCTCAATCTGCTGAATCCGCTGCTGAATTGCAGATAACCGCTGTTGCATGGTGTTCATGTCCTGAACTGCTGCATCCGGCAGTATATCCATTCCCTGTGCGGTCTGTGAAATCCTTGCCTGTGTGGTGTTCAGTGTGTTCAACATATCGTTTGCACTCTGAACTTCTTGCTGAAATCGTTCAACACCTGTTCCTGTGAACACATCCAAGTTGTCAGATTCCCACTGAATCGGTACGTTGATAGGGTCAGGGGGTGCGTTTGGTTGAATTTCAGGTCTGATTGGTTCAGGATTTTCAACCAAAGGGTCAGGAAGTATTGGGTTCACATCCACGTTTATAACCTGACCGTTTCCCCCATCCACAACAGGCGGTGCAATATCAGGTGCGTTCTGATTGCATGCTGCATTTAATTCATCAACAGCATCAGCCATCTGTTCAATTTCATTCCGTGCTACTTCAAGGTTGCCTGTATCAACATCAGCATTCATTGACTGTTCTAAATCGTACAGACTTGAAACAGCAGTATTCACGGAATTGATAATTCCATACATAACACCTGAAAAATTGTCTTGTAGTTCAATACCTGTTTGAATGGATGACATTCATTCACCTTCTTTCTAAAAATTTCTTTGCTTTATTTTTGACTTTATCTAAAAGTGTAGGCTTGGGAAGGCTTGCAATATATTCAGCCTTTACACACCGTCTTTTTATTTCCCACTCCAACACATTAAGATACATTTTTACATATGCATCAGGGGTTTCCACCTTCTGCATCTTCTGCCGTGCATATTCCAGTTGTTCATCTGTATGCCCCATAACACGCAACAGCATATTTCTTGTGACTTTATAAGCCGGGGCAGCGGTATTCAAAACCAAAATACCCTGATTAGTCAGATAAATTTCTTTATCCAATGATGTCCCCGGTAACAGGGTCAGTTCTTTGATATACCCGGCATGAACATAATGCTGATTGACACACCAAAGATTTTCATTCACAACTTCAATGTTCCCGTTCATACTGTGTCCCCCCTGTTCCAACCAATGCATCAACCTCTGTAATGATCTTCTGTAATTTGCTGATGTATGATCTTAACAACTGCTGACAGTAAATAGAATTTTTGATGTGCTTCTGATACTTTCCATTTGCTTCTTTCAGTTTCAAAAGCTGCAACTGAATCATTTCCATAAGCACTGAACTTTGTTCAATGGCTGTTTTTCTTTCAGGTGTCACCCAGTCCTTTGTAATTGTCCCGGCTGTACTCTGCTGAACAATGTTCATCAGGCGTTCAGCCTGAATTGAATACCCAAGACAAACATTTTCAAATCGTTCCTGATTATCCATGAAAAGGAAATTGTTCACCTTGACGGGTTTATTCACTGAATTTCTTTTCAAACTGTTTTCAATATGTTTCAGTTCCTTCCTGTTATGACGTACTGTTTTCATCATTTCTTGCCCCTTTCTGACCTCATATAACCGCCATATAGCAGTTATTGGTTGTCCTGTGCTGAATCGTCTGTATTATCAAATATTTCCGGGTGGCAGTCGGCAAATGCATCAATAGCATCCCGCAACAAAAACTTACGGTTATACTGACCTCTGAACGGTTTCAAATTGACTTCTTTACGTGCCACATCATAAGACTTCCGTTCAATAAATATCTTGTAAAGCATTTGATTATATGGCAGACCACGCACCTGTTGAATTTCTCTTTGCAGATTCCATTGTTGCATTTGCAATTCTGCAATCTTGTTATTGATTTTTTCCTCTGTGTCAACCATTCCAATGATTGCATTCTCCAACCCTTGCCCGGAATGTGAAGTCTGAACTTTAACGGGTGATATAGCCATAGTTGTTGAAGTTGCCCGGTCAAAAAATTCTGACCGTTTTTCATATAACTGTGTGATCTGCCTTTGTATATCACGCCCACGTTGCAAATATTGCTTTGCAATCATGTGTTTTTCTTTTTTCGTCACTCCCTTTTTCCCACCTTCCTGACAAATAAGGGTGCAGCATTACACCGCACCCTTGAAGTCTTTGATTATTTGAAAAATCCCGGATATTCCAAAGACACCTGTTCATATAATTTTCCAACCTTCATCATGCTGTCACTAAGGCAAAGTGTAATATATGGCGTTGTGTCTGATAATCTGTTGATAACTGAACCATTATAGTCAGGCTCTCCATGCAGTCCGGCACTAACAAGTAGCGGAACATTTAACGCACTTTTTACTTCTGCAAAAGTATCTTCATAGCCAATAATTGCACCCGTCCGACCAATATAATCATCCAACAGGTCAATGCATTCAGGATTATATGATGCTTCTAATGCAAGGGCACGGTCATTTTTACTTCTGAACATGGTTTCAATCATTTTCAAAGTTGAACGTGACCCCTTGATTGGTTCTAATGCAGTACGCAACACTTCAGCAGTCAACCCAGTACCGCACATTTCAATGACCTTTAATACATTGGCAACTTCCTGTGGGTCTGCCTTTTCATCATCTGTTATATTGATCTGATAGGTATTCACAAACTGCTGCACAACCTCTTTCAGTTCATTGGTCTTTTCCTGATTGATCGTATTCAGTTCTTCTCTTAATTTCTTCAACAGTTCTTCTCTGCCGTATTCTGAATATCTACGATCTGTATTTAATTTCTGAATTGCATCAGCAATTTCCTTTGTTCCTTCTCTGTGCTGATGTATGATCGTTACCACCTGTTTGGCACAAGTTTCATAAAATTTTTCTGCCATGTTTTTTCACCTCTTTCTTTTAATGACTGATAATACAACCGCCACCCAGTAAATCATTGGTTAATTCTCCCGGCTTAAACTCTGAAATATGTTTCCAAAGATTCATGCTCTGATCGTCAGACAAGATTCCCCTGAATCTTTCAATTTCTGAATCAATGTACTGTTTGATGTTTGCCTTTTCAGATAATGCCCTTGCAAAGTTATCTGCTGCATTTCTGTCAACTGGTACATCATACCCCGCATAGACTGCTGCATCTTCTTTCATTCCGGGCATAAGAGCCGGGGCATGAAAAAACAGATATACAAACGCATCTGCAAATTTCTTTTCCTGTTCTGTAAGGTTATTCATTGCTTATATCCTTCCTTTCTGTGATTTTCGTTTTTATTTAATTCTACCACATATTGTATCTATTTCTATATTACGATACCATATTTAGTATTTTTATTAAAAATTTCCATAGACAACAAAACCCTGATGTGTTATATTATTTATGCTTAATTTCAAAGTTATTGCTGAAAGCAAAAAAGCAAACCCCCGTGATGATCTTGTCCAATGCGGGGGTTTTGCTATACTCTGTTCATTCTCTGTGTCCTTTCTGCACATAAAAACAACCGCCTGTGACCTTATATAACGGTCATATAGCGGTTGTTTCTGTGTCTGGGATAATTTCTATGTCTTTTTCTCTGTAATCTTATATAAAGCACTTGGTGTTAATCCATATTTACGTTCTAACTCATCCCAAGAATACCCATGATAAAAGTCTTTCATAATTGCTTCACGCTGTTCTTCCTTGGAAATAAACCCGCCCCGGGTATAGTCCCCAAAAGTCAGGTGTTCTTGGTTGAGAAGTTCAGCAATAACCCTGAACTGTTCAACACCTATTTTTTCCCTTAGAATCTGCAAGTTTCTTGTATTTCTGTTCATTCACCTTGTCCTTCCTGTCAGGGTTTCCACAATGTAACCATTCGGAAACCCCAACCATTCAAAACCGCTATTTTCCTATGTTTCTTGTCATACGGCAGCAGTTAAAACCACCATTTGCCACCCTGATGCCGTCCAAAACATCAGTTATCTTCATTTTCATTTAGAATACGCTCTAATTCAGCAATCTTCTTTTCCTGATCGTCAACCCTGATACCGCTTAAAATCACGTTACACGTTGCAGTGATGCTATTAGCGGTCTTGGTATCAATTTCCCCCTTATAGGTCATATTGGCAACCTTTGCCAGTGCTTTTCTGATATTGTCCGGGGTATCAAGTTTCAAATTTCTTTTTGCCATTCTATTCACCTTCTTTCAGTAACCATAAACCATCAACCGCTGCTAATATTTCTTTAATGCGTTCATCAGATGGATTGCCGTTCACAAGTTCACTCAACTGTTCAGTAGTCATCCTTTCAAATACTTCCTTTTTCCTAATCTGTGCTTTTGTATCAGCCTGAACCATTGCAGCCTTTACCAATCTATCAAGTTTTTTCACAACATCACCGCCTATTCTTTCAGATCATCAATAAATATTCGTAGGTCTTTATCATTCGGGTATTTTTCAGCAAGTTCTTCCAATGCTTTCATAGCATCATCAACAGATTCACAAGTGCTACATATTGCCTGTGTTATACCGCTGCCCTTTTTTCCGTTCCAAATATCACCCCTTGCAACCCATTTACCCGGTTCTTCTTCTGATGGATAAATAAAAGCAACTGCAAGGCGTTCATATCCACATTTTTTCTTTGCTTTAATTATCAATCTATCTACTTTTTTCATGTATCTTTTACCTTCTTTCTTCCCAAACATAGGGGGTGTATATAACAGAATCCCTTTATTTTCCTATGTTTCAGGGACTTTTTCACGGCAAAACCGTATATAAAAAGCCTTTGTTTTAATGCCATTTCTTGCATTTTGGTATTTAAAAACCGCCATTTTATAATGCAGTTACTTCCGGGTGCATCTGATAGCAAACTTGACAACATCCGTGATATTCAGATCACAATTCACATCAAATCTTTCACTTCTTCCCTGTAATTCCATCAGTTTATTCACCAACAGAATGAAACTAACACGTTCCACCCAAGAATCTTGTAACAATGTTTCAACCTTGTCATGCAGTGCCGGACTTCCAAGCAGCAAATTATATTCACCATTATCTGCTACCACCTTCACCCGGACTTCATCAGCATTAAGATAATCACCTTTTACATCCCATTCAACACTTGATATTTCCTTGATTTCTCTAACTTTTTCAATAAACTGTTCACCTGTCATCTTCCTTCAATCCTTTCTGTTCACTGGTAGCAAAAGGTAGCAGAGTAGCAAATAATTCTTATTTTATTTATTTTTTCTTTTTTACTATCTATAACTGATTAAAAAATATTAAAATAATAAAGAAGTTTGAAGTATTTGCTACCATTTGCTACCTCTTTATTTTATACGGCTTTTTGTTGCTACCTTATTTGTTACTATTCGCTACCTTCTGCTACTTTCACATACATTCTTACGTTTTTACCGCTGATCTTCTTCTGTTTACTTTCAACACCAAACAGGCTTTTCAGGGTTCTTCCAAATACTGTATTGCTTTCCGGCTGAAAATTGTTTTCTGCACAATACACCTGATACCTTTTATAAATTGCCGTTGCTGTTTCCCTGAAAATATAATCAGCACCATCCTGTTCATTGCATTCCCGGAAAAATCCCTTTACAGGATTATTGAAATCTTCATATTCTTCAATTTCCTTCTGTACCTTCTTTGATTCAGTAAAATGATTATTTTTTACTACCCTTTTTAGTCCTTCCACACCAAGCCTGATAAGATATTCAACTGATGCAGATTGTGTCAGATCACTTTTTATGTTAGGGTTGTAATCTGCATCTGATTCACTGAACCGTGCATTGAATGGAATAATAACCAAACGCCTAAGTACCGCCCCGGTCTTGTCCTTGATTCTTGGCATATTGTTAGCAGAAAAAATTAGTTTCACATAAGGGTTGAACTCAAACGGGTCTTGACTTTTCTTTTCAACCTGAATCCTTCCCCCGTCAGTGATCTTCTTGAAAAGGGATGCATCCGGGACAAATTCATCAGATATATCATCACCAATATTTGCCAATTTTCCAAACAGTGATGCCTTGCTGAATCTGTCCCCCAAGTTCTTCAAATCCAATGATGCAACATTATGTTCACCAAGCAGCACCGTCAGGACTTTCAGAAATGTACTTTTACCGTTTGACTTGTCACCTGTCAGGATGAACGCCTTGTTGAAGGTGTTTGCTCTGTAAAAGCAGTAACCAATACATTCTTCCAACAACGCCCTGATTGCTGCATCACCACACGCTAACTTGTTTAGTGTACTGTCTGCCAGTTCAGAATAGGCATCCGGCTTGTAGTCCCAAGGAATCTTATTGGTAATAACAATGTCCGTGCTGAATGGTTTCAGTTCCCCGGTCACAAGGTCATATACACCGTTGTTGAAAGCAATCAGGTTTGCATCTGACTGTTCTTTTTCTTCTGTCATGTCATACATATAATCAATAACTTCTGTCTTTTGACTTTTCTTGATGTTGGGAATGTATGAACGCATTACCCCGGCAATCACATTCATATCACTGCAATATATCCCGTCTTTGTATATGTGCAACTGTCCGTTGATCTTCACTATATGATGGTTGTTAATCATGTAGTTGGCAAACTTGTCAAACAGGAATGTACTGCCAAGGAAAAAAACAGGTTTCTGAAAAGCATCATCACGCAAGATCACTTCCAGTTCATCATCTGACAGCGGTTGTTTCAGAACAAACTTGTTCAGGATGCGGATGCACTCACGGGTTTCTTCAACCGTGAAATCATTTGCAGTCAGGGTCAGGATGTAATTGAAAAGTGCCTGATTCCTTCCGTCCCCGGCATCCATATCAACAAAGTCTGCGGTTGCCTTGACCGGGAACAACCACTTGGGAACTTCCTGATACTTTCCACCTTCTTCAATGTCCCATTCACAAAACCTTTCTTCACCGTCAATCTTGATAACCTCATAGGATAACTTACTGCCGACTTTTATATCAGCAGTAAGACCAACCGCCAACTGAACGTGTGTCCTGTTCCTTGCAATAGTATGATTCTTGAAAAGAAAGTGTTTTCCCCTACTGGTACAAAGGACTTTACAGTCAAGTTGCAGTTCTTCCACAATGTTCATCAGAATTTCAGATTGGTCAGAATCATCAATGTCGATAAGGATAGTGTCATCAGCCAAAACCCCGCCGAACCCGTTCAGGTTCTTCACTTCATCATAGGTTTTCCATGTGGTTCTGTTTTTCAATTTTTCAATGCTTGCCTTGCCCTTGGTTTCTATGAACCCTTTATATAATTTGCTCATAATCATCTATCACCCCTTACTTTCCGCAAGAGTTGATAACCTCAAGAATCTTTTGCTTTTCTTCTTCCGGTAATTCTTTCCTCAATTTTCTATTGACAGTGTTTTCACTCACACCAAGCAATTCACCAAGTTTCCACTGTGTGATTCCCTTCTGTTTCATTGCATTACGAATTTCTTTGTTTCTCATATCATTCATTCCTTTCAATTTATAAAATTTAGTGTTGACTTTCACCACCACCACCACTATAATGCAATTATAAGGTATTCACATGAATACTTTCAAGGTACTCAAAAGTACCAATTTATGAACAAAGCAAGTAGGAAGGACACGGGTGAAGCGATAGGGCTACACGCAAGTGACATGGTGGTCAGGCTGCCGGATAGCAGATAGAGCGTGTGAAGAATAAACATGACCCGTCAAAGTAGTTGAAGAAAACAGGAACGGTAGGGCAAGAAAGCACAGTGTACCGCACTATTTGAAGAAAGCGGACAGGCTGAACCAATCGGCACTTTACCCCTAAAACAAGAAACCGTTAAGTGGAAGAATCAACCGCACGAGATGACACAGCACTTTGTTCAAATTCCAATGAAAGGGGGCAAATGATTGACCAAGCGGATGTATAACGCATCTGTTATTGCCGAACGTATCAAAACACTAAGAAAAGAAAAAGGCATCACCCAAAAAGAACTTGCTGACGGTGCAAAAATTGGTTTAAGTACAGTCAAGCAATATGAAACCGGGAAACGTGTTCCTGAAAAACACAATCTTTCACTTATTGCAAACTACTTTGGTGTTCTTGAAGGTTGGATTGTAGGTGATACCCCATATAAAACCATCTTTGAAAAAATAGATGGTGAACTGGGTGAAGAAAGGCTTTCAGATCTTCGGAATCAAGTTGAAATTCTAACATGGTTAGAACATAACTTTGATTTTCATTGTGAAGATTACACGGCTGAACAGTTGCAAAAACTTGATGAAGAAATCAGAGAATTTATAAAATTTAAGATTTCTCAATTACAAAAACAATAACCTTCTGTCACAGGTGTTGCAGCACCTTGAAGGTCAAGGAATAGGGATAATCAAACACATGAAAGGATGGGAACTATATGCGTTATAGAATTGAATACGCAAGTGGTAAATGTTGCAGTTTTGCCAACAGTAGAACAGACCTGATTGACAGGTTGAAACTGCTGAAAGATGAAACCATCAGTGACATTCGAAAAATTTATAAAAGCGGTGTTTCTGATTCTGTTATGGAACAGTACAAAAAATATATTCTGAAAGGATGAGTGATATTCATGGGAAAAGTAATCAATATAGAAGATCATAGATATAACATCATTCACCCGGATGAAGCACATACCCGGTGGGAGTTTTCTATTGATCCTGACAGGAAGGAAAAACCTTATATTACTATAAAATGTGGAGTAATGTACGGCTTTAATGGGTGGACGGTTTATATTTTCTGTTCTTCATATGATGAAATGCTTCAATGCAGAACACAAGCAATGGAACAGTTAAAGCAGCAAATTCCACTCATGGGATAATTCAAGAAAGGACGGTTAGAAACTATGAAAGAAAATACTATTAACCTTAATGAGATTGATCTTAACAATCAGACTGCATTGAGTATTTTAACAGCAGCGTCTAAGGCAATCGCATATGAAGAAGATACAGTTAATATTGATCTGATGATTGATGCAGCAATCCGCTATTTACAAGATACTAACACAATGTTGAAAGAACTGTAAAAATTGACCCCATACACCGTTGCAGCGGTTCAGGGGTCGGGATAACCAAACACCAACCAAGGAATAGGATGATATAGGCTATGCACCACAATTATATCATCCATTACCTATAAATTCAATTACAGAAAGGATGATATTATGAAAGGTTCAGTAAGAAAAAGGGGTGCAACATGGTCATACTATTTTGACCTTGGAAAAGTTGACGGAAAACGCAAAAGGAAAGAAAAGAAAGGATTCCGCACCAAGAAAGAAGCAGAAGCAGCACTTGCCAAGGCTTTGCATGAATACAACAATGCCGGGGCAGTCTTTGAACCTACTGAAATCACGGTTGCTGACTACCTGAACCAGTGGTTTGACCTGTACTGCAAGACCAACCTGAAATATAATACACAAGTCGGTTATTTGCGAATCATTCAGGGGCATTTGATTCCCAAGTTTGGCGTGTACCGCTTGAAAGCAATCACCCCGGCAATATTACAGGAATATGCTGTTGAACTGAAAATGAACGGCAATTCTAAAAGTCACATGATCGGCATTTTGTCCGTATTCAGTGCAGCACTAAACTATGCTGTTGAACCAATGCACTATATCACTTCAAACCCTATGCAGTATGTCAAATTTCCCAAGGTTGAAAAAGCACCAAGGGAACGCATCATTTTAACCTTGGACGAATGGCAGCAGATCATTGACCGTTTCCCGCCTGATTCCCGCTTTCATATTCCGCTTATGATCGGTTTTTATACTGGTTTGCGTATCTCTGAAACCTTTGCCCTGACTTGGGATGATATAGACCTTGATAACCGCACCATCAGCGTCAACAAGCAGATTGTAAAGCGTAACTTTGGGGCAGATGTCAGAAAGGTTGTTGAACAGAAGGGGAAAAAAGAACAGCGGTCATCATGGTACTTTGGCACAACCAAAACTGTCACATCAAACAGAACTGTGAAGTTTGGTGAAACCCTGTACCGGGCGTTGAAGGCTGAAAAGGTCAGACAGGCAAAGAATGAAATGAAGTACGGTGAATATTACACCATCCATGTCATCAAGGTTGAAAAGGATGAAAAAGGCAATGATATGAAGCGCATAGTTCCAATTCAGAAGTGTATCAATTCGCCTTTGCCACGGGTTCGCATGGTCTGCATTGCAGAAAACGGTCAATATACTTCAACGGATTCCTTCAAATTCTGTTCAAGGGTCATCCATAAAGAACTGCTGCTTGCCTTTGATTACCATTCATTACGGCACACCCACGCCACACTACTGATTGAAAACGGTGCGGATGTGAAGGACGTACAGACCCGGTTAGGACACACCAACATTGAAACCACCTTGCAGACCTATGTGCATGATACTGAAAAGATGGTTGAACGCTCTGTTGATCTGTTTGAACAGGTGACACAGGCAAAAACATCATAA